AATGACATCTGCCTTGCCTGCGTTGCCCTTGCCGTTGGCGTGCTTCTTGATCGTGCCCACTGGCACGCCCTGGTACGGGATACGGTGGTGCTCGCACCAAGTGGTCAGTGTGGCCATCAAGCCGCCATAAACGTGGGCGGCATCGACACCAACGTGGCGGCGTACCTCCTCGAAGTACACGGCGTTGATCTCGCCAGTCATCGTTTTGATTTCAGCCAGCCAGTGTTTGAAGCGCAGGAAGCGCATGCCACCGCCTTCAAAGCGCTGGGACTTGAAGCTGACGAAGCCGTGAGCGGTTTGGCCATCTTGAGGACGCAGAGCCCAGCCAGTTGTTGTGCCCAAGTCAAGGGCCAGGATGGTTGTGTTCATACCGCACCTCCGCTACCACTCATCGTGAACAAAAAAACACAAGAGGTAATCCCGCGTAAGCGGGGTTTACCTCTCTCCCGTAGGGAGAAGGGGTTCCCCGCAATCTGGATTTTTTGGTAAGTTGTTGATTTATATGGGTGAATTCCAGATTGCGGGGACTCGCCGCAATCTGGAATCCGCAATCTGGATTTAGCCGAAAAACCTATATAAATCAACGAACTAAGTTTGCGGACAGATTGCAGATTGCAGCAATCTGGGTTCAGATTGCGGAAAAAAAGTCCAGATTGCGGACGGATTTTGGGGCGGCTTTTCATGATATTTCCTCTTGATAGATCCAGATGTCAGGGTTTTCAACGGGTAGCAGTGCGCCGGTTTGAGGGCACTTGTAGTGGGTTGGGTAGACCCGCAGTGAGTCGGTGTAGACCTCTGCGGTCACCTCATCTGGTGGGCCAATGGCACGCGTCAGAAGCATGTCTTCAACACAGAGATAGCCAAATTTGCTGCGCCCGACTGATGGCAATCCGTAGGGTGCGTGGTCTTTGCAAAATTTGACATAGCCCTTGCTGGCCAGGACAGCCAGGCGCTCATTGATGGTTCGGCTAGCACCGAGACCCGCCTTACCTTCGAAACTGTCGGCGAACTGATTAGCGGTGTAGCAACGCCCGCGTCCAGCTTCATCGAACAAGATTTGCAAGATGGTGTCGTGCTTGCGCCTGCGCTCAGCGTCGAGTTTTGCACCATGCTCTTGCAACACCAGTCGTTGGTTGGAATCCACTTCACGCCACTCGCCCTTGATTTTGTCGACGTGCTTAGTGGGGATGGCCGGGCCATTGCGCAACTCAAAAAAAAGCTCTCGCACGCTGCTGGACTCGTCCGGGCGAGCCAGTACCATGCCGGAGGAGTAGTAGCCGCGCAGACTGCCTGCGCCAGCCAATGCCTGAAATGGGTCTTCCTCGAACTGCTTTTTTCCCATCTTCTTGGTGTGGTGCACCAGGATCACGCCAGCGTTCGGATTGACGGTGTACAAAATGCGCTCAACTCTTTGCTTTAAAAAGAAGAGCATGGCGGCGTTGTCGTTTTCACCGGGAGAGCCTTCTCCGCCGTCAAACACATTGCGCAGCGGGTCGATGGCGATGATGTCGGGTGGTTCGGCCGGAAATGCCTGCGCAATGGCGGCAATCACCTGCGCCACACCGTCACTGTTAAGAATTGTGTGAACCTGAGGCGTGGAGTACAGGTTCTGGCGCGCATCCTTTATGCGGTGAGATGGCAGCTTGATGGCCTTGACACGCTCGCGCAGGTAGTAATACTGCACCTCTGCTTGCAAGTAAAAGATGCGCAAGGGGCGTGAGGGGCGCATTCCCAGAAAAGTGGCACCGGCGGCCATGTGCGCAAGCCAGGCCAACAGAAAGTCGCTTTTACCGACCTTGGGGGCGCCACCAAATACCAGCAAACTGCCCGGTGTCAGCACCCTCGGGCCGATGATGTCAGGCGGCAGGGGCGAGTCGTCGTCGAGTAGTTCCCCTAGTGAAAAGCTGGGCAACACGGGTTCTGCTGCCTTGATCACCTGCCGATCACCCTTTGCAATGAACGTCAAGCAGTCAAAGCCCTCATCAACTGCGTCGGCAGCATCCCATTTTTCCGGCTTGACTTCGGGTGGCACAACGATGCAGACAGATGCGCAGCCAGCCAGCACGCAGGCCCGAGCAGCGTTCTGGGCGTAATCCCAGCCAGGAGCATCACGATCTGGCCAGATGACCAAATTCTTTCCCTTGAGTGGGCTCCAGTCGGTCTTGTCAATGGGTGCCTTGGCTCCGTTCATGGCGGTGGTGGCCACGACACCCAATGCAATCAGAGCGCTGGCGCACTTTTCACCTTCGACCAAGACAATTTGGCGGCAAGTCGCCACAGCGGGAAGATTGAACAGTGGCCTCGGATCAGGCGCGCGCCACATCCGGCTGCCAACGTCCCACGGCCGGAATTCCTTGCCTGAGGGTGGGTCGTAGCGGTAGACGCAGGCAATCAGCGCGCCTTGGCTTGACAGGTAATCCCACTTCGCGGTGTACGGCCCAAGTTCGTCTGTGGGGGCGCCGCGCGCTTCTCGCTGTATTGGTCGCGTGACTGGTGGCGCAAATCCGAGCCACTGGCTGATTTCCTGAAGCACCTGCACAAAATCATGCCGCACCGATAGACCGCGTGACATGGCCCAGATGTCGATCAGATCACCACCATCGTCGTTAGAAAAGTCTTTCCACAAGCCACGACGCGCGCCCTCGAGTTCCACCACCAGACTTTTGCCTGGTGTGCCGTCAATATCGCCTACATAAAATTTGCTGCCTTTAGTCTGACCGGCTGGAAAGAGGTAATGCAATACCGCTTCCAATCGATCCAATAGGCCAGAACGTAAAGCCTGAATATCCTCCCCCAAATCGGCACGCTGTTGTGGCGCATCATTGAAGTCCATCCAATTGAGGGTTTCCACCGTCATGCAACGCTCCAGCACCGGTCTTGCCAGGTGCAGAATTTGCATTCGTGGTGGGTTGGTGTCGTGGTGTGGCGCGGCAACTGCTCACCTGCTTCTGTGGCGGAAATCACCTTGACTGCGCGGTCTGACATACGTTGCGCCAATCCACCATCGAAAGGCAATAACTCAAACCAGATTTCCTGCGTGTTTTTGTTGATTGCAGTAAACAGTGCCGAGTTGTCAGAAACGCCAGGCACGCTGGCCTCCATGTAGGCCTGATACACCGCCACTTGTGCCGCATACACTGGCTTTGACTTGGCAACCCCCTGTTTGACCGTGTCGCGCCAGGACTTGTCATTCATGGTCTTGCACTCCCAGATTGCCGGGTAGGACAAGCCCAATTCGGCCGGGCCATCATTCAGAATGCCGTCCACATGGCCTGCGATGCGGCCACCGGCTACAGAAAATCCGAACTGACCACCTTGAGCGTTGTGTGTGTAAAGATCAAATCCAGCCAAACGCAACCAGCGCACAGCCATGTCTTCCAACTGGTGACCAACTTCAAACACGCGCAGCAGGCGACCTGCAAAGTCGCGGCCTGCGTCAACTGGCGCATGGGTGTATTCGTATTGCAGTGCGCGCTCACAGCTGACCCCAAGCCGAGAGGCACCCAGGTAGTTGCGCGGCATTTCTTTGTCACGTTCTTTGATCAATGCGGCGTCGACCAGGGCGCTGATATGCTCCTCAATCTTGGGGCGGTGGTTGAAATCCAGCATCAAGCAGTCCTCCCTGTGGATGGCCACTGCTGCTGGCGCGCCAGACGCTGCTCCAGAAACGCACGGTCTCTGCAAGCCATACGCTCATGCTCGGTCAGCATGTGTGCCTGAAACGCCGTGACAACCACCTCAATGAGTGTCAACACTTCCTGTCGGCTGAAATCGGCCAGTGGGCGCTGCATGCCGATGGTGCTGACGTAGTCACCCAATGGCATCAGGCACGAACCGATAGCCTCGTTTTCCATCTCCGTGGTATTGATCATGTGTCCCTCTGTCTTGTTCATGATTTGAGAAAAGGCGTTTTGACAGGCCATCGAGCAAAACACCCAGCGATCGCTGTACCGCGCCGGATCACTGCGCTTGAGCCTGGGGTTGAACCACCCCAGGCCTTTGGCTTGACGAGAGCAGACCGCGCAGGTCACGCCGCCATCCTGTCGCCGTCGTTAGCCGCCATCACCAAGCGATGAATCTGCGATTTATTGAACTGGAAGGACAGCAGTGCCGAGGCCTGGTAGCGGGTCATGCCGAAGTCCGCACGCATGGCTTGTGGCAGGTACTGAAGCTGCTTTTGTGTTGGCGGCTCATTGAGCCAGCGACGTGTCTTGTGGGCCGAATCGGCGCTCTCGTTGCCATTGAGCCAATCGTCTGCCTTGGCCATGCACACCGTGCGCTCGCCAATTGCCAGTAGGTGCGGTTGTAAGTCTTTGCCACCGCCAACAGCGTACCAACGACCGTTCAGGAAAAAGATACCGCCCCACGCATTGAAACCGGTGGCCATGAGCGCATCGTCACAGCCAAAAAGATCACACCACCTGAAATTGGAGCGTTTGAGCAGATCGATCTCGCTCATGATGAAATCGGTCAAGACACCGCCGTCCTTCTGCTGACGATCCCAGATATGGCCGCACAACGGGCACTCCATGCATGCCATTGGGACAATCGCACCGCAGTCAGGGCAATCCTTGGTTGGCGCTTCACCATCATGAAAATGACCGTCGAGATTGACCTCCTGCTCCAGCGAGCCATGCATCAGGCTGGCTGTGCCAAAGTCCAGCACGATGCAGTCCGACTTAACAAGACCCGGGAATTCCTCTGGATCAATGGTGCGCAGCCCACGACCAACCATCTGAATAAAGGTTGATTTGTAGGAACTGGGGCGTAGCAATATCACGCAGCTCGTTGGCGTGTAGTCATAGCCCTCAGTCAGCACAGCAACATTGACAACCACCTGGGCGCTTCCGCTCTCAAACGCAGCCAAGCGTGCCTTGCGTTCCCCACCAGATAATTCGCCATGAACCAGTACCGCGTTCACGTTAGCCGCTTCGAAAGCTTCGCAGACGTGCTGCGCATGTGCCACCGTCGAGCAGAAGATGATGGTTTTTCGACTCGCCGCCTTTTCTTTCCAATGCTTGATAACCGCATCCGAAATCAGGCGTTTGTCAAGAATCGAAGCGACCTCATCCATGTCAAAGTCGATGGCCGTCTTGCGCACATTTTTGAGGGCATCCTGGACACCCACATCGATGACAAAGGTACGCGGCGAGACAAGATGACCGGCGGCAATCATCTCGCCCAAGCTGATCTGATCAGCCACGTTTGAGAAGATCTCGCGTAGACCTTTGCCATCACCCCGGTTTGGGGTGGCGGTCAGTCCACAGATGCTTGCTTTTGGATTGCGCGCCAGCACCGCATCAATCACATACCGGTAACTGTCCGACGAAGCGTGATGTGCCTCGTCAATGACAAGCAAATCCAAGGTCGGCATCTGCTCAAGATGCGATTGGCGCGATAAGGTCTGAACCATCGCAAAAGTCACCTGACCGAGCCAGGATTTCTCGTTTGCGTCGAACACCGAGGTGGTCATGCCCGGATTGACCCGTTCGAACTTGGTGCGGTTTTGGCCGGTCAGTTCGGTTCGGTGCGCCAGGATGCACGCCTTGGCATCGGGCTCAATTAACACCCGGCCGGTGACGGCCGACAGCATGATGGTCTTGCCACTGCCTGTGGGTGCAACAGCCAGTGTGTTGCCATGCTCACCGAGCGCCAACAGCGTGCGCTCCACCAACAATGATTGACGAGGTCGAAGCATCATGGTGGTAACTCCTTACTGTGCCCAGCTCGGGCGACCCGGGACGGGCGCACGACCAGTAGCTTGGGCATAGGCGTTGGTTGTGCTGGTTGGGGCAGCGGGCAATGCAGATGTCACCGAACCCGCCATGCTTGGGGTACCCATCAACGCTGCGTAGTCTTTGTTGTCAGGCGTGACTGCCGACTTGATGACACTCTTGTCTTGGCCGTTTTGGTCTTTTTCCCAATCAACCTTGCCCAGGAACTCAATGCCATCCAAGTCCACAAAACCATTGATCCGTCGGGCGTTTTGTGCGGCGGCACTGTTGTCACCAGGGTGAATGCCACGTGCTGAATTGAGGATGGCCTTGATAAAGGTGCGCCCCATACCCGCCCATTCCGGTCCTTTCGGGCTGTGAAGGCCGATCAAGGACCACATTTTTCGGCGTGCATATTCACCTTCCGTGACGACAAATTCGCAGTTCAGGTAAACCGAACCTGTGCTGGTATTGCGCGTGGCGTAGCCACCCGTCCAACCTTGTGATGGATCATCAAAGCCACCCGGGCGGAACGTCATGTGCACACGCACATTGCTGCCTTTTGGAATGGGGTCGAAGGAAGACTGTTCGGCGGCCGAGTTGAAATCGAAATAGGTCATGATCAAGACTCCTGAATGGTTTGGGTTACAGATGTGGTCGCTGTGGCAACGGTGATGTCACTTGGGCCGGTGATGTCACTTGGGCCGGTGATGGCCGTGGGTCGTGTGAAATTCAGTCGTTGCGCCGCCGGTTTGGCTGGGCCGGATATCTTTTGCATCAGGCGACCCAAATGGGGTTCTTCAATCAGGTCAAGACGGCCGGAGCGATCTTTGGCTGGGTAACCCCAGGTATTGAGCGTTTGGCAGACAAAGGCGCGGTAGCTCTGGCCATCGTCTGCCTTGATGTCGGCCAGCGTGATGACGATATCAACAATTCCTGGCAATTCCAGCCCTGTTTTTGATCCATCAATCTGCAGCGAAAAAACGCGCCGATTGAAGTCATCAAGTTTCTCGTCCAGGATGCCAACGAACCACACGTTTTTGTGGCGTGTGTGCTGCAAGTGGGTCAGCCAAGAAATCATTTCTGAGCCAAGCAAGCCGTAAGCACCTCTGCTGTCGGGTTTGCCCGTTTTTTCGGAGAAGGCTTGGGGCTGGCCTTTGCACCACTGCATGCAAAGACGGCCTGCCACCGTGATCGAGTCGACAAATATGGTGTCATATTTATCCATGGCCGATGGACTGCCAAAACGCGCGCAGACTGCATCGAAATGCGCTTGGCTGTAAGGCTGGTCATCGCGTAGTGCAGGATTGGGGCCGCCAATAAAGACCGCGATGTCTCGGCACTCCTGCCAAGTGCGTGGCCGAACGGCATCACCAGTCCAACCTTCGACGGCTCGGTCGCCTGCTTCGAGATCACAAAACAAGGTGGCGATAGGGTTCAGGGTCCAAAGCTGCGAGGTTTTGCCCAATCCACTTTTGCCAACCATCACGCCTTTGATGCCGTGATATTCAGCCAGGCGTTGGTCGGCGGTATAGATTTTGAGACTCATGCTTGTACCCCTTCGACCAAAGCCAGGCGAAAACTCGGCTTGCCAGTTTTAAGAGTTCGAGCAGCAACGAAGGCCGACTTCAATGTCTCTGGCCAGGCACCGAACTTGGTCTCCGACACACGGTAGCTGACTTCAACGTACTGGGCTGGGTTTTCGCCATTGGCAGCGATGCGGCGGGTGATTTCAGCCAGTTTGG